AATTCATCAATAGTTGTTAGTCTAATTTCAGACGCAGAGTCTATAGTATAGTCACTATCCCATGAGGTTACAATTTCATGACCAACATCAGATGAGAAGAACTCCATAATACCACGTTTGGCATGTTTCATTCTATATGGATTTTCCCCATCAAAGTGCTTTGTCTTAAGATAAATACCTACAGGGTTATTAATCAAAGTTCCTGCACGTGTAGAATATTCATCTGTACCGCCATCCATAATCAAGAACTGAGCCACAGGCCGTTGTTTAGCAGCCTCAGTACTATCGGTCATAAATGTCATGACATAGACTGTAGGTTCGGCATTTAGATACGTAGGAATCTTCTCGGTAGTAGACCATATCTGAGCTAATTGATATGGATCAGTTCCAAGGTCATTTCTATTCATATTCCACTCTGTCCACGCAATTGGATCGAGTTTAGAATAGAATGTCCTACAGTCTGTCTTTACATAGTTATCTGGCACAGTAGAGTGTTTGGATATGGAAACGATCATACCGTCCTCATACTGATTAATAGTATGAGTACGTAAGCCTTTAGCCACAAACCATTGATCTTCTATCACTCCAGAAAGTTTTCGCACAGCTAATGTGTTAGTTGCCCAAACTCCCTGTGTATTGACGAAGTAGATAATTCCCTTTGATTCAAAGGCACACTGAGATGTAGTACAAATAGACTTTGAGTCCAGAACACGAAGAATCCAGGATGCTGGCGCACCTTCTACCAACAAGGTGTATAGACCATTTGTGGTGAAGATTGCCAACCTGTTTCCAAGAGGAACAATCTTAAGAATAGCACCGTTACCGGATGGACCTACGATGGGAATTACATTAGTTGCAACTGCCCACGTTTCTGGCTGACCACCTGTGGCTGCAATGTCTGTAAAGAACAACTTATGCTTAGCTGAACCAGTTCCCCATCCCCACATTCGATCCTTAAACACAAAAATACCACGGAAGGTACCTGTGCCAGAAGATGCCACTAATGCATGAGTTACAGTATCAGCAGACCAATCAATTGATGATACCTTACGAATCCCACCGCCAGAAAGAGAGAAGTACATAGTGCCCGCATATTGACAAGCACCAATACATGCAGATGCTGTAGTAATGGCCATATAACCATCACCTGCTCCAGATACACCATTGGCTCGAACTAGATGTAATGTCAGCGGAGCAGCAGCACCTGAGGAAATTACAAATCCAGAGGATGCCCATACAAACGCAGGCATCGTTGAATCAAATCCCCAAGGATCAATCTGAGAGAAAAAGTACTGATCGTGTGGAGCTACAGTAGCCAAATACCTAGGAGCGTTATCAGTTACTTTCCAGTCAACCGAAGATTTCCTAATACCAATACGGTTTTCTAGAGAGTCTCCCGTGGCTACCATATTATAGCATATGGCAGAGAAGCCATCAGGAATGTTTGAGGGAAGGTCTGACGTATACATACCAGACCCAATCTCTATAACATAGGCTTCTTCTTTTGGGATGTCAGTAGAAAGACCAGCCATTAGTACATTCCGGCATAGTCAGTGTAATCCATAGGATCGGCGGCCTTAAACAATGGAACATCTGCGGCATCATTCTCATTCGCACGAAGTCCAGTATTCTTCTCAAACTGTTCCATATAGTATCGTTCACGTTCTGAGTCATGATTCTTACCATGAGCCCTTGCCAAACAATATTTCATGACATCATTATGAAACGACTCTGGAACTGTCATAGTAGTGGGTGATGGGGGAGGACCTGTTGTTAATACGGGCATCTTGTTATAATATACAGTAATGACAGAGGTCAAAGATGTTGGTGGATATACAAACACCTTGCCATCCACAACAAACCAATATTGTGGATTGTTTGTAGAAATGGGAGTCTCTACAGAAATATCCTGTGCATCTAAGTCTTGTCGGTCAATATACGTGAGAGTACGACCATCAAGAACAAGACGCTTGACAGAGATATTCGATGCGATCGAAGCAGGGAACGTATTAGCGTTGGCATTAATAGTCTTTTCGTTTCCAGATATTCGAATGATTTCCGTCTCGGCATCAAAAATCCAATTATAAACATCGTCATCATTGATGAATGTGGTATATTCATCTCCGAATTCTCTTTTGACTCGTCGGGCGAGGTCAACGATTAACATTAGTCCCTCTTTGCTGGCTTATCATCGAAGAACGTAATCAATTCTCCGGTACGAGGATCACGTACTGAGTAATTCGATCCCTTCATCCTCATAATAGATGCCGAAATATCAGATGCCTCTCCAAGCCTATCTTTGTATCTTTCCTGTTTTTTGTCTGCTTCCTTCTTCTCCATATCTGCCAACGTCTGAAGAATATTTCCCCGATGAGTATCAGATAGACGAATACGCTCTAAGAGAGTGTCATCTAGTGTCCAGGCTCGCATAACAGGCCTACAGGTTCCATCAGAGCATTTCTCAACAACCACAAAGGGTTCTTCTGAAATACCTTCGGCCCGTTGTGGATCGACACAAAGTACATACAGATTGGGATCATAATCATTGATCGCCTCAACGACCCTAAGAGCATCTCTTTCGACCACCATACCGTCGATAAGAACATGCTGTCCAGTTCCTGGATCGTAATACATCTACTTGCCTTTTCTAATTCTATTCCTCGCCATTTTAGCGACGGTTGCGTTCGCTTGTCTAATAGCCGATCCAGGAGAATCTCCAGATTTCTTAGATGACTGATAGACATGATCCCATGCCCGCTTCTTTTTCGGGGTATTGGCTTTTTTCGTAAATTCACTAGCTGGCATTACCTTCTCCCTAGCCGGCCAACGCTAACGAATCACTCAAATCAATAGTTTGTCCGGCGGGAACCTTCAATAGAAATGAACGATCTCTACCAGCCGGTGTTACCACTGTAGCTCTATAACTCCAATCATAGGGTTTGACGTTCGCATCATTGGTAGCAACCAATATTTTACTAAGTACTCCAGTTCCAGGATTAACAGTTACTGTTATAGGCACCGTAACCAAAATTACATTATCAGTTGTATCTAATAAAAGAGTAGGTTCTGGTGTGAAAGTTACTGTAGTATTCACAGCCGGAGTACTGTCATCAAATTTAAATGTTCCTGTAACTGTTCCTGTTAGCGGCACGTAAGGCAGCATACCATATCCGGAAGCTGTTGCAAATATTGTTAATGTGCCTACAGCAGAACCAAATACAGAACGAACACTACTAGCGGTCCCAACAATAGTAAGAAGGCCGGTAGCAATACCTTTTACAGTACGTACACCACTGGCTGACCCTGAAATAGTAAGAGTTCCAGTAGCAACACCAAATATTTCGGGTGCTGGGGGAGTTCCTACACCGGTAGCAGTACCAGTAAGAGAAATACTCCCTGTAGCTACTCCAAAAACAGTACGAACAGAAAGAACACCACTCGTTAAAGAGATAGTTCCAGTTGCAACTCCTTTAACTTCTCTCTTTCCAACGGCAGACCCAAAAATGGATATTTGGGCAACACCAATTCCTCTGACAGTTCTAGTACCAACTGCAACGCCAGAAAGAGAAATTTGGCCGGTTGCTACGCCGAATACTTCAACGCCACCAGGAGGAATTACTTCTAATGAAGTGATATATGGTGTAGGCTTTTTAGCCTGCCACAGAGTCGGCCAAGTTAATCTAACAAGGCCTAGAGAGATGAAGCGTGTGTCGGAGAGCACAGCTACTCAAAGACAAAGAATGTTACATCCGCAACTTGGTGAATTACAGCCACAGGAGTTGATATACATAATCCTGCACCTGGCAGAATCTTGATGCCAGGAATATCCTTCGTCTCGAACGGAACGATAAATCCAGCCCCAATTGTTGCCGCCTCATTCCACTTGAACAGTGGTTCGCCATCAAGTGTGGGTTGAGTAGCAAAGGTTGCTAGTTCCAACACGGAAACTGATGGAGGAATGATCTTACGCTCCCAGTCACTTGCAATAGTTGGTGTTTTTGTTGAAGTTGGAGTCGCTCCACGAGCCGACGATCGAGTTAAATTGGAGTTTGATACAACTGCCCCAGTTTGTGCCAACGATACACCCGTAACAAAAATAGGCACTGTAGAGCTTGGATTCCACAATTGGGCGAGCACATGGTTAGCTGTAGCTGCCGTGGCAAGACCCCTACCTCCAATAGACCATCTCATGACGCCACCGGAATAGATAGGTCAAGATCATTAATTGGGATAGTGAATGTATCACCGTCTGAAACTGCATTTGCAGTCATGGGTCCCGACATAATAAAAGTGCCAGCAGTAGCAGCAGTCCAAGCTGTCCAGTGTGTATAATCCTCGGGATCAGCCGTAGGAAGGTTTGTCCACTGAATAGCAACATCATTAGTTTTAAAGCCACTAGCAGAAGCACTAAATGATACTTGCTTTCTAGTTGTTTCAGTAGCTATTGCTGTAGTTCCTGCGGCTCCAGGTGCAGCAGTATGAAGCTGAATCCAAAATGCCGGATATGAAAAAGCCGCTGCTTCTCCAATAGCTTCAAGAATTGAGTTTGCAGTTGCTACTGATGGTCCCTCTGCCATATATCCTCCAAAAAGAAAAACCCTCTCACCCTACCATATTACAGGAGAGTGAGAGGGTTTTCTCGCATGGGGAGCGATTACGATTCAGTAATGTTGGTGAACTTACCGTGTGCGTTTCTTTGGTGGGTACCAAGCTGCCAGTATTGCTTGATCCAAGCTTCCCAAGCATCAAAGTCAGTAACCCAGTGAAGAACCGAGTTATCTCTTTGCTGCCATGACCATTCCTTGTCACGCCAAATCTTAAGTTCCTTCTCATTGAGGAAGAACATAGTCTTGATGGGAGCATCAGGATCAGCAACTACAGGGAGGTCCTTTTCCCCATACATGAACGAAAGACCAGTAAGACCGCCATCAAACTGCTTAGGTTCATTGTATCTACGGAGAGAAGTAAGGAGGTTCCAATACGAGCGCCTAACTCCGAGAGACGTAAGAATCAGTGTAGGGATATCCCCGCCTGCCTTACGAATATCGTCGACCCTTGCAATCATTGCAAGTTCCACAAGCGTTGTAGTAGCACCATCCTCAACAGACTTCCACTTTGAAGTAGTTGCGGGGTCGAGTCCGTGAAGAGAACCGGTCGAGTCAACGATTCGGTTAATTCCATGAGGCTCATTGTTATAGTTACCGGTACGAGAAACGTAGTTACCGATAAGCGCACCAGTAACTGCCGTAGCGACAGTAAACGTAGTAGCAGTATCAACAGTAACCACTCTGACGTTTGTACCACCAGCAACTGGTGTGCCGGCGGCAGTAACGTCAATCATCATTTCTTCTTCGATCCAGTCTGTAGTATCGACTGTGATCGTTGTACCAGCAGAGTTAGCTGTTACCTTGGCCTTAATACCAGAAGCAATTGCAGCATCCAAGTGACCATAAAAAATTCTGTTCTCATCTTTGAGAATGTCATTCTTTGCGCCTTCCATTTCCATATCCATTGCGGACGTAAAAGCTTGGCGGTCACTCTCAGCAAGGTCAATCAATTGTCCAGTAAGACGGACTCGCTGATATCCGTACTTAAGGTTCTCTTGTGCGGCCTTCAAACCTTGCCTACCAGCGGCAGCAAGAGCCACATTCTCTGCACGGTAGGAGATACCGTGGTTTCTTGAAGTACGAACTGGGAACGTGACATACTTACCACCTACAGCATTTGTAGTAGTACCTTCTGCCGTTCTCTCAATTCGTTTCATTGCAACTCGCTCGGAAGCGAGTTGGTCATTAACGTTACCCTCGTAGATTTCCTTGAGGATAGCATTTGCCGTTGTCAGGGTTGCAGACACAACCTATCCTTCCATTAGTTGTTGTACACGAGCCGCAACTGCGTCTCGCCGATCCTTTCCTCTTAATTTATTGACATCTTCCACCTTGTTCGCTGGTACACCACCCTGACCTCCCGGAATTTTCGGGACTTGTCTTTGCGGACCGGAACTGTGTTTGCCAACAAATTGTTGCCATTCTTTCATGGCCTGCTCGATGTTTCCATGACGACTAAGCCTAAGGAGAACCCAGTCGTCATCGAAGTCACCATACCTAGTATGCGCTGCTTTCATGAAGTTGTCAAGTTGCGCACTTTCTTCTTGTTGCTGTTGTGTTTGTTCGTATTGATCCTTGAATTGACGAAGCTCTTGAAGTTCCGTCAAAACGTTCTGTTGGAACGCTTCATTGGGATCGGGTTCATACTGCTGTTCTCCATTCCCTTGGAATGGTTCAAACTGCTGTTGCTCGTTAGACATGGCTTCCTCCAATTCTAGAATACGAGCCAGGTTCTGCTCAAAATCATCGGGATACTGTTCCTGGAACGCATTCCA